ACACGACGACCTCGATGGGGCGGCTCACCCTCAACATCCTGCTGTCCTTCGCCCAGTTCGAGCGCGAGGTCATTGGCGAGCGCGTCCGCGACAAGATCGCAGCCTCGAAGAAGAAGGGGATGTGGATGGGCGGGGTCACCCCGCTCGGTTATGCGACCAGGGATCGCAAGCTGGTCATCGTCCCTGAGGAGGCCGAGACGGTGCGGCTGATCTTTCGCCGATACCGGGAGCTCGGCTCGGTGCGACTGCTCCAGCAGGACCTCGATGGACAAGGGATCCGATCGAAGCAGCGTACTTACGGCAATGGGTCCCGTGCCGGTGGGCAGCCATTCTCGCGCGGAGCGCTTTATGCGCTGCTATCGAACCCGGTCTACATCGGCGAGATCGCGCACAAGGGTGCCCGCTACCCCGGGCAGCATCAGGCAATTCTCGATCGCCAGACATGGGACAGCGTGCAGGACCAGCTCCGTGACGGAGCGCCGGCGCGACACGGGCCGGCCGCTGGCCCTCGCAGCCCGCTGATCGGAAGGGTGTTCGATGAGGCTGGCCATCGGCTTACACCAAGTCATGCCACGAAAGCAGGGCGGCGATATCGGTACTATGTGTCTCGCCCGCTGGTGACGGAAACGGCAGAGCAAATGCCCGGCGCGTGGCGCATTCCGGCAACGCGACTCGAACATCTGATCGCGACCGAGGCGGCGGCGATGCTTGCCGAGCCAGGGGCGATTGCGGCTGTGTTGGAGAACGCCGGCCTGGAACCAGAGAGGGTTCTAGCCGCGCTGGCGATGGCTGATCGCTTTCGCGACGATCTCGGGCGCGATGCGGCGCGGGGGGAAGCCCTCGCAGCGGTCGTCAATCGCATCGAGCTCAGCCCAATCCGCCTGCGCGTGATCCTCTCCGCGGCCGCTCTGGCGCCCTCGACCCGTGAAGCGATTGACCCCCAGGAAGCCGTGCTCGTCCGAGACGTTCCGCTCCGGATCAAGCGGCGCGGGGTGGAGATGCGGCTCGTCATCGAGGGCCGGTCCGCCAGTCCGACAACCCCCGATCCGGTCCTGTTGAAGGAGATCAGGAGAGCTCATCGCTGTTTCGAGGCGCTGGTCTCGGGGCAGGTCGGTAGTGTCGCCGAACTCGCGACGCTCGAAGGGATCAGCGATCGGTACGTCAGCAGCGTGTTGCCGCTCGCCTTTCTGGCCCCGGACATTGTCGAAGCGATCGCCGCGGGACGCCAGCCTTCCGACCTGACCGCCCATCGGCTGATCAGGGCCGTGGACCTCCCGATCGCCTGGTCGGCACAGAAGCAGCTGCTCGGGTTTCCTGCGGTGAGCCGATAACCCCATTCCGAACCGCCAATTCGCCGACGGAGACGTTTCGTATTTGGCCACCCCGAATCCGCCTGCGGCTACCGTCTCCGGTTCGGTTTCCGGCTAGAGAGGCGCGGAGTGCCGGGGTTTTTCGGAGCCTACGGCAAGAAGACCGAGCCAGGGAGACTGGCTGGCTGGGGACGCAGTCTCGAGCGAACCCGTCTCCGGCGCCAAATTTCCCTGTTTAGACGGGAAAATACAGGGAATTTCATCGGTTTTGGCACTGACAGCCCGATTTATGTCCCTAAAAAGATGATTGAAACATTGCCTTAGAGCACGAATTCCCTATTCGGCTGAACAGGGAATTTTCCCACGCAAAACAGGGTATGAAGTCAGAGCAGCGGGAAAGCTCCCGCCTGATCAGGGAACTACAGATTGCGTTCGCAAATTCCAGCGAGCTGAGGGAACCCCGGACATATATCGCTGGGCTGCACGAGGCTGCGACGCGGCCCATGGCTCCTCATCGGCCCGGCGGCAGGCAGTCTCAGCAGGTCACCTCCAGCAGGATCACCGGAGAGGCGTCAACGCCGCCGCTAAAACGGCGAGAACGACCCCTCGCCCAGCCGCGCAATCCAGGTCTTCGTGTTAGTTAGCCAATTGAAATGTGAATCAGTAGGGAAGGAGCAAAAAGGACACCTGATCCCATGGTTCGGCGGCGAGAGCGGCGACGGTCGGCCAAGCGACCGAAACTACGCTTTGAGTTCCTCGACCCAAGGGCCTTGGAGCCTTATGCCGGCAACGCTCGTGCCCACCCGCGGCGCCAAATCCAGCGTTTATGCGCAAGCATATCGTACTTCGGCTTCGTCATGCCAGCTCTGATCAATGCCACAGGTGTGATCGTGGCGGGCCACGCGAGGGTCCAAGCAGCCAAGATACTCGAGCTTGATCGAATTCCCTGCATTCGCGTCGAGCACCTCAGCGATGCTCAACAGAGGGCCTATCGACTGGCCGACAACCGACTTGCCGAAGCGGCGACGTGGGATTCCGATCTTCTGTCGCAAGAGCTCCGAGCGCTCGCTGAACTTGACCTCGATTTTTCGATCGAGAGCACTGGATTCGACACCGCCGAAATCGATCTGATCCTCGAAGAATCCGAGCAGAAACGAACCGATGATCCGGCCGACACCGTGCCCCCGCTTGCGACGGGGCAACCGGCGATCGCGCGGCTGGGTGATCTGTGGGTGCTCGGCAAAAATAAGCTGTTCTGCGGCGATGCGCGAGAAGCCGGATCTTATAGACGGCTGATGAACGGGGACGAGGCTCAGATTGTGTTCGCCGACCCTCCGTACAACGTGCCCATCGATGGTCACGTATCCGGTCTCGGTCGCACCCACCACCGCGAGTTTCCGATGGCGACCGGCGAGATGTCTCCCGGCGAGTACGCGCGCTTTCTCGAAAGCATCTGCGCGAACCTCGTCGCCTTTACCGTGGACGGATCTATCCACTTCATCTGCATGGACTGGCGACATGCCGGGGCCCTGCTGACCGCCGGCGCACCCGTCTATTCCGAGCTGAAAAATATCTGTGTTTGGAACAAGGACAACGGTGGCATGGGCTCGCTTTATCGCTCGAAGCACGAGCTGGTTTTTGTGTGGAAAGCGGGCACGGCGCCGCACATCAACAACATCGAGCTGGGCCGGTCAGGGCGATACCGCACTAACGTATGGGATTACGCCGGTGTCAACAGCTTCCGCGCAGGGCGGGATGACGATCTGGCGATGCATCCCACTGTCAAGCCGGTAGCCCTCGTCGCCGATGCAATCCGGGACTGCTCGAAACGAGGCAGTATCGTGCTCGATCCCTTTGCCGGCTCGGGTACCACGCTGATTGCGGCCGAGAAGACGGGCCGCCGTGCCGTGGCAATCGAACTGGATCCCCTGTACGTCGACACCGCGATCCGCCGCTGGCAGGTCTTTACCGGGAAGCCAGCGATCCATGCCGGCACCGGCAGAAGCTTCGCCGAGACGGAAGAGCACCATGCGGACACCGCCGGACCTACGGCGGTGATCACCAACTCCGGTCTTTAGAGGTCGACTATGCCTGACGATTACGAGGTCGGATACAAACGCCCGCCCAAAGCCACGCAATTTCGCAAGGGCCAGGCGGGCAATCCTCGGGGGCGCCCAAAAGGAGCGCGCAATCTCAGGACCGATTTGGCAGAAGAGCTTGCCGAGCGGATAAGCATCACCGTTCAGGGGTCTCGGCGTAGAATCACCAAGCAGCGGGCTCTCATCAAATCCTTCTACGCTAAGGCCATGAAGGGCGATACGCGGGCCATGGCGCTGCTCATAAATATCGCCCTTCGGCTCCTCCAGCCTGAAGCCGACCAGGCGCCGGTCGATCTTTCCCCAGATGACGCCAAGATCATCGTCGACTTCCTACAGAAGCATCGTGGTAAAAAAAACGCTGGAGGTTCTTCATGAGAGTTACTGAGGGAATATTCAGCCGAAGGGATACCAATTTTGTCAATCCATTCCTGCAGCGGGAGCGCGGGAAAATTGGTGGATGCTCGTCATGAAGATGTTGGCTAAACAGGCCGAATTGGATGCAATACTGCGGTCCAATTTTTCGTCCTTCATCCGCAAGTGCTTTAATGAGGTCAATGGCGGAAGCGAATATCTCGACAACTGGCACATCGACGCACTTGCCTATGAACTCGAACGGTGTCAAGTGGGCGATAACAAGCGGCTGATCACCACCGTGCCGCCGCGCTCGCTAAAATCGCTCTGTGCCTCCATCGCTTTCCCCGCGTTCATACTTGGGCATGATCCTACTCGGCGGATCATCCATGTCAGCTACTCCAGCGAACTCGCGGTTAAGGTAGCTAACGGTTTTCGGCAGGTAGTGAACAGCCCGTGGTATCAGCGGATTTTCCCGGGAACACGAGCGGCCAAAGACACCGAAATAGAATTCGAGACGACACGCGGCGGCTGGCGGCTCGCTGTCTCTATCGGCGGTTCGATCACCGGCCGCGGGGGTAATTTCATTATCATCGACGATCCTCTGAAGGCCGAAGAGGCGCTTTCACGTTCGGTGCGCGAAAAGGTAAACGATTATTTCCGTACCACCTTGTATTCCCGC